CCAGCCACTACCCCAGCCGCAACATCCACAGCACCCACCAAACCCACAGTGCCTGGTCAACCTAAAGATACTGCCGCTGATACAAACGCAGACGACACAGCCACAAGCACGCCTGGTACTCCAGCTACGCCTGGAACAGCAGGCAAGAAAAATGGCAAAGGATTCTGGTCAGGTGTATTTAGAGGTGCTGGCCAAGAACAGACAGCACAAACTATTGACGATTACAACAGCAGTAAAGACACCCCTGGTACACCTGGTACTCCAGCAATCCCTGGCCAACCAGGTGCCACCGCAAAACCCGCAGCCAAACCAACCGCAGCCGGTGACACAACAAGCACCGCAGAGCCAGGTGCCGCAACCGCAACAACACCAGCTGAGCCAGCCGCGACCGCCGCACCCGCTGTCGATGCTACACAAAATCCATTATTCCGTGATCCAGCCGCATTTAAAGCAGAGTGGGACAAATTTATCAAATCACAACCAGAAAACTACAAATTGATCACTAACACTGAGTTGTTAGGTGTATTGAAAGACATGTGGAAATATTCAGGCGGTGTGCGAGCCGAGAGCAAGAACAATAAGAAACAAGGATTGAAGAAATGAAAGAAAACATGTATACCGTCCTAGACATCTTTAAACGCCTGGACGAAAGTCCTCAATACTTGTTTGAAGACTCTATCAGAAACGACCACATCTTTGAAAGCTTCTATGGTGTGGGTAAGCTGGTCACTGAAGGCCAACTGACTGAGCCACAGATCCTACAACTGTTTGCTGATATTGAACAGGGGTACCTGGCACAAGGTGCTGGTGCCAACCGCACTGCACTGGGCCGTGCTAAAGATGTAACTGTTGATGCAGCCGCACAAGTTAAAAATGCGTTAGGTGGTATCCTGGCAGCTATTCAGCGTAGCACTCCTGTTGAGGGTGTGGATGCGGCCTATGACCAATTGACAGATTTTATCGGCACCAAGATGGGTGGTGATAACAGTAAAGTTCTAGACAGTATTAAAAAGTATCGTTTACTTGCTAAACAATATCCCAAGACTCAGCTGTTTGTCAAGACGGCTCTAATTGCCATGGCAGGTCTAGCAACAGGTGGTGCAGGTTTGCCAATAATTGCTGGCTTAACTGCTGGTATTGACGCAGCCATTAAAGGCGAAAAACTATCCAGTCTTATCGGTAAAGGCGCAGGCGCAGCCTTGTTGGGCCTTGGCGCACAAAAAGTCAATGCCATGTTGGCTGGCGCAGAAGCTGGGCAAGGTCTTCCCGACAACCCAAGTGCCGCCAGCGATTACGTTGCTGGCACTTACGATGGCCAAACTCCTAGTGGCAATGTACCACTACCTGATGCTGATGCTGCCGCAAATGCACAAGCAGACATTGATGCAGCTCGAGATTGGGTCAATGCTGACGATGCTGGTAAAGAAGCAATCGAACAGACAACTGGCATGAGCCAGGCACAGTTACAAGACATTGCTGTCAGCAACGATATTAAACCAGATGTGGGCGGGCCTGACGGTGTTGCTAGTACCACGGGTGGTGAAGGCGGCACAGGTGATATGGCTGGCCAATTTGCTGGCGGTCAATACACAGTTCAGAATGGTGACCAAATTGGTTTCATTGCACAGGCTAATGGCGTGAAAACCATGGACATTGAAGCCTTGAATCCACAAATTGATTTCTCTAAGCCATTGCAGCCTGGTATGACATTAAACTTACCTCCACAAGGTGATGGTGCAGGTAGCGTATGGGATGGTTATACTGGTGGTAACTACGGTGACAAGGCGCCAATGACACAAGCTCAAGCTGATGCATTGAGTGGCCGCGCCGACAACCTGGATAGAATGCAAGCACAGGCTGATGATGCATACTGGCAAGGGAAGCCTGATGACAACAGTTGGTGGGATAATACTACTAGCGCCAAAGCAGCCACAGGTGGCACCAAACGTGAATCTCTAGAGTTTGCCGCCACAGTGTTGCCATTGGCTGAGATGGTGGACAAACGCTTGACAGTGTTTGTACGTAGTCTAGACGAGGCAGTGGGCGACAAGACACACAGCAAATCATATCAATTGACCACACGTGGTATTGACACAGTTTTTGAGAACATCCAGAACTATCAGACACATATCACCAAGATCATGGAAGCAGTTCCAGGCACAGTGGGTCCCAACCACTTGGCACTAGATGCTCCTGATGCACCAGTAACACCTGATGCAAAACCTGGTGCTATTGGTCGTGGTCTAAACTGGTTGGACAAGAAGTTTGGTCAGGCTGCTGGTGCAGTCAAGGACTTTGGCCATCAGTTTACTACCAAAGTGACTAAAGAGAAACTGAAAATGGACTGGCATCAGGCTGGTAAACCCACAGACAGTCTTGAACTGTTCTCTTTCTTGCAAAACAAGGGAGTGCCTTACGCAGTTCTTAACGATGTATTCAGTAAGATGAAGTTGCCAGTGCCTGGTGCTACTGACGCAACAGCAGAACCCACAGCGGCGGCAACAGCGCCGGCAGCGGCCACTGCACCTTCAGCAAGCATGTTCAGTGACTGGAAGAAGTTGCGTTCAGAATTTGAAGCATTTCAGGCTGCTGGTGGTACTATTCCTATTCGTGTTAAAGCAGAGATTGGTGACATTCTAAAAACTGCTCTAAGCAAAGTGGAATCCAAGCAAAATTTAAAAAAAAAGAGTCTAACTGAGGGCGGTAACGAGTTCAAGTATGCTGATGGCAGCAATGCTACCAAGCAGAATGCCAGTACTGAAGAAGCACAAACAGCACTGGGATCGTTAGGCAAAGAGATTGGCATGGACCTGCAGAAAGTGGCTGCAGGTTCTGTCATCTATCCAGGTGCAGAAACAGGTGATGCTGATGCAGTGCTGGATCCAGCAGACTTTGTCAAGATACCTGACGGTATGCCACCCAAGGAAGCACAGAACAAGTTCCGTGAATTACTAGCCAAGAAACTACAGAAGGCTGGTTATCAGGAATTGCCCAAGAAGGCCACAGTTGAGCAGCCAGGCAAGTACTACAAGATTGCTGGCGATGGTTTAACCACTATGGTTAACCTAGGACAAGAATGGTTCCAGGTGGATCTGGACATTGCAGAGCCAGGCGAAGGCAAATTTAGTTTGTGGAGCAAACGCGGTGAGCCTAATGCCCCTGACACTCCCAAAGATGCCCGAGCTAAGGGTGCTTTCCGTCACATCCTGTTAACTGAAATTGGTCGTGTGCTGATAAGCCCTGAGCACCCAGAAGGACTCAGCTGGAGTTACAAGAACGGTCTAGTAGACCGTGCTACCAAGCAGGCAGTTGCTGGTGGTAAGGATCCTGATACTATTGCCAAAGTATTGTTCAATGGTAAAGCCAGCGATCTAGACAATATCACTGCTATACTGACCAAGTTCCGTGCCGCGCATCCAGCACAATATGCTGGCGTAATTGAAAAGGTCAATGCTGGCCTGGTCAACTACAAAACACAATACAAGATGCAATGAAAATAAAAGATATCATACTAGAAGGCGGCTGGGCCAGCACACAGACGCAGGAGACCAAAATAACTCCTGCTCTGGTCAAACACATGGTGGGAGTGTACAACAAGTTCATTGTGGCATTCAATCAGTTCCTGGCATCCAAGGATGTGCCACCAGTGGAAGCTGGGCACCCAGTGGGTAGCAGTTTTTACTATCAGCGTGATCTGGCAGACAATCCTGACAAAGAGTATGGTGACATTGACATTCAGTTCCGTGTGCCACGTATCACTGGCATGAGTGAAGCGGCCAACGAGGCCATGTACAGTGTATTGGTAAAAGAATTCCTGGAAGCAAACAAGACTGCCAGCACCAACAACGGAGTCAACGTGATATTCCAGGTGGGCAACGACTTTGTACAGATTGACCTGGTCAGTATCTTTGGTGACCGTGTGGACTGGGCTCGTGCGCTGGTGCCCGAGCGCGGTATTAAAGGTGTAGTCAGCGCCAGCTTATACTCTGCTCTAGCAGAAGTGCTGAACCTCAGCATCAGCAGTCGTGGCATACAGATCAAACTGCGTGATGGACAACCAGTCGGTTTCCGTCAGAGTAAAAACGTCAGTCTAGACACGGTCAGCACCAGTGCAGACGGCTGGGCAGTGGATGTGCTGAACTATTTCTATCATCTACAAGCTCGTAATGGGCAAGCGCAAGTGGGCAAACTGTTACAAGCAAATCCTGGCACTAATCCTGACGAAATTAAAATCAGCGACATTGCCAACGCAATCAAAGCACTGGGTCAGAGCTTTGAAGCTAACGACATGTGGGGTAAAACTGGACTTTTAACAGTCAACAGCTATGCTGAGTACATGAATAAGATACGCACTGTCTATAAATACAAATTAACAGATAAATTGTCAGACCCCAAGTTTGATAAAGCCACAAGTCCAGCGCAACTGGCCAAGGCGGCATCTGACAAACACAAGATACAAACAGGCCTTGACATGGTCATGGGATATTTAAAATGAAAATTAAACAAGTTACAGAAGCATCAGACATCAGCGGCCTGTTAGCAGCTAGCGAACTCAACAAAGAGTTTGTTGTGCGTATAGAAGTCGACGGTGAACAAAAACGTCTAAGAGTAAAAGCACAGAGCGCTCGTGTTGCTGGTGAGAAAGTGGAAAAGTACCTGGTCAGCAAGGGCATGACAGGCAACATCCTCAGTGTCAAAGAGAAGGGCGAAGGCATGCCTGTAGAGCAAGTGCAGGAAGCTGATGACGACATGGCTGTATTTGTTATTGACGGCGAACGTGCCTACCAACAAGTGATGGATCGATTTGGTGACGTGATTGAATGGTCGGGCGATTACATGGTCGCCCCACGTAAAGTGTTCCTAAAGATTGAAGAAGTTGTGTTTGATGCTGGTGGTGACATTGAAGAAATCACTGACGATGCCTATTACAAGCTGGGCCGCAAGTTCCATGAGACAATTGAAAAGATCGGCAGCAAGTATCGTCTGGTCAGCAAGCATGGTCACAAAAATCTGGGCACTTACGATACCAAAGCTGGTGCAGAAAAGCGCGAACGCCAGGTACAATACTTCAAACACGCAGGCAAATAATGAAGATAACTGAAGTCATTCTAGAAGCAGCCAACCCCAAAGCGGGCCGCGAGTTTCAGCACCTGGAAGACCTGGTATACATTGAAGGTCCAGCGGGTCTGGACCGAGCTCTAGAGCGCATATCACACATCCGTGACAACAGTCAGCACATGGAAGTCAAATGGGACGGCAGCCCTGCTATCGTGTTTGGGCGTGATGATACTGGTGTGTTCCATTTCGGTGACAAGTACAGTAAAGACATGATGTCCAGTCCCGAAGCAGTATACTCACAGTATATTGGACGACAGGCAGAGCCTGACGATGCACGAAAAGCATTTGCACAGAGCATGAGCGATCTCCATGCCTACTATGAACGTGCCACACCCAAGAATTTCCGTGGTTTTATTGAAGCTGGTCTGTTATACAAGACAACTCCACCACTAAACAAAAACACTGAGTATGTGATTGATCCCAACACTGTGATCTACTACGTTGATGCCACCAGCGATCTGGGTAAACGTATTGGATTGAGCTCTACTGGTGCGGCAGCGACAGCATATTTTGATCAGTTGCCAGCACTGGGTGGGCAACGTGCGCCAGTGGGTGACAAATATAAAGCTATACAGAGCGAGGAAGTGGTAATAGTAGCACCCAAGTTCGTGGCAGCACAAGCTGAACTGGATGATACCAAGATCAACACAGTCCAGGACTATATTAGATTACAACGTAATGCAATCAGCGACTTTATTGCACCAGTGGACAAAATGGCTGACTGGCCCAACATCATATACAACTATGTGAACACACAAGTGGATCAACCAGGCGCACTGAACACACTGGGCAACAACTTTGCCGAGTGGATTAACAATAGCGCATTAAGCGGTCCCAAGAAGGAACGTGCTCTGGCCAAGATACAACAGAATCCTGATGGATATCAGGCCATGTTTGTCACTATTCGTGCTATCATGCACATTAAAGACGATATTATTGATCAGTTGGAACACCCTACACTACAGAGCCTGGGCATTCGTGCCGAACTCAAAGGCGGATTTGGTGCAGGTGGTGAAGGATTTGTTAGCGATCCCAACGCTGGTGTTGGTCCTATCAAGATGGTTAAACGTGCAGGGTTCTCAGCAGCCAACCGCGCTATGAACCGCGGAGGTAAAGCATGAGATTTTATGAAATTTTAAGAGAAGACATTGCCCGTACTGGCAAATCCGACACCGCAGTAGTGGGTTGGGGCCGTGGTATGGGACACAAGGGACACATGTTCCTGGCCAGCAGTGTAATTACACAGGCTAAAAATACCAGTGGTGATCCCTACTTTGTGGTCAGCCGCACAGTAGGCAAGGACGATCCCATCACGCCAGAAGAAAAGCTGGCCATCTATAAGAAAGTGTTTCCCGAGCATGGGCACATTTTTAACACTGCTACTGACGACATGCCTGACCTAACTCGTGTGCTAGCCAAGCTGAACAGCATGGGCTACAAGAACGCAGTGGTGGTTGTGGGCGCTGATCAGGTGGCTGGCTTGAGCTATGTGACCAACTATAATGGCAAACCCAACAAAGCTGGTGATATTCCGTTCAACTTTGACAGTTTAAAAGTTATCAGTCGTCAGGAAACTGGAGACCCCAGTGCTGGCGAAGAAGGCCCACGAG